TGACCACGAAGAAGGCGTTGACGACAATGAGACAGGCACTACAGCGCCCATAGCTGCCTTTATAGAGTCTGCTCAGTTTGACCTTGATGATGGACATCAGTTTATGTTTGTTTGGCGGGTACTGCCTGATATTAGCTTTGACGGGTCTACGGTAAACTCTCCTAGTGCCACAATGTCTTTACTACCACTGGCTAACTCTGGTTCTGGGTACAATAATCCGCTATCTGAGGGTGGGGCAAACTCTGCGGCTGTTACTAGGACAGCTACAACACCTGTAGAGCAGTTTACAGGAGAGGTGTATACTCGCGTACGAGGCCGTCAAATGGCTATGAAAATAGAGTCTAGCGCCACAGGAGTTACTTGGCAGCTAGGTACCCCCAGAATTGACATGCGACCTGATGGTAGACGATAATGGCTATAGACCAGACTAGTTATAACGTACCGTTTCGTGCGCCAGCACTGCCGTACCCTCCAAAAGAGTACAACGCACAAGATTTTGAAGAGTTTAACAAGGTGCTACGTATTTACTTTAATCAGTTAGACAACGCGCTTCGTAACGCTACATACAATCAACAGGCGGAAGCCGCTACTTGGTTTATAAGCTAATGGCTAATACTTATAAAAATGCAAAACTCGACTTAACTACTACTAGCGTGACTACGTTGTATACAGCAGCTAGTCTAACTACAGGTATTTTTAAGTCTATATTGGTTTCCGAAGACTCTGGTAACGCAGACACTATCACTATAACAATAACTAACGGCAGTGATGTGTTCAGCCTGTTCAAAACAAAAGCTATTGGCGCTAATGCTACAGTAGAGTTATTAGACGCTCCGCTAGTAGTAGAAACTTCTGAGATAGTAAAAGTCACTGCCGCCACTGCTAATAGATTACACGTAGTAGCTAGCATCCTAGAGATTACCTAAGTATGAAGACTTACGACAGCAAGAAAAAAGAACTTCCTATGGCTGAAGTGCTTGTACGGTTTCTTGAGCAAGTCGGTTCAGGAGATATACCCCCTCAAGCCGCTCTAGGGGCTGTAGTAGCTGAGTTAAGTTCTGAAAACGCTGATGTTGTGCAGTTTGGTAATACTGTATTTGGTGGGCATAGTGGTAAAGGCCGCGCTAAGATGATGGGCAGGGTGTTTAACGTAGACACAGCAGAAAATTTTGTTGCCAATATGTTGAAGTATGTAGGGCACTTGCAAGATAAAGGCATAACTAACTACGTAGTTCAGTTTGAGAAATCGTACGGAGAAAAAATAATACCCGTACTTAAAAAATTAAAAAAACTAATAACTCCCGCAGGAGGCGACATACATTTAGGTCTTTCTGAAGATGGTGAGGACTACATAGTATACTTGTTAGTACCAGAGATGGAGTCATAGTATGTCCTTTGCGGTTAAAGCAATAAAAAGTGTAGGTTCTTGGGTTGACGACGAACTCTTTCAGCCTTTAAAAGAAGTAGGTTCTTGGGTTGACGATGAAATCTTTCAGCCTGTCATAAAGATGGCAGAAGCACAAATACAAGACATTATTGACGACCCAGTAAAAGCATTATTAGAAGTAGCCATAATTATGGCTCCAGTTGATCCCGCTACAAAAGTACATTTAATGGCTACGTTAGAGGCCGCAGATACCTACGAAGAAGGCGGTAGCCTAGGAGACGCACTTAAATCCGCAGCTACTGTATATGTCGCTAGTGAAATGGGAGAAGTAGTAGGGGACAAAGCAGGAAAATTTGGTGAAGGCGTGGGAGACGTATTTGGAGACGGGGCAGTAGGTTCTTTCGTAACTGAGGCAGTAACCGAAGGTACTACAAACGCTATTTCCGCAGTTGTAACGGGCCAAGACCCTTTAGAGGCTTTTATATCTGGGGGTGTGAATGCCGGAGTTGGTAGAATCCTTGGAGAGGTTAATGACCGTACTGACAACGCGTTAGACAAACTAGAAGAACTAGGTGGCTTTAGAGAAGACGACCCTAATACACAGGGAAACGAAGCTCAATCTGTAGGTAAGGTAGTTAGAAGCATGGTTCAGCAAGGTGTTTCTGACATGCTTGTAACTGGAGAGATTAACGAAAGGCGTATGGCGGGAATAATCTCGTCTGCTGTAGTTACTACTAAAGTAGTGTCTGACTTGGTAGGTGAATATGTAAGTAGCGACAATACAATATTTAATACTAGAATGATTACTGCATCGGTACAGAATGCGCTAAACGTGGCAATGACTGAAGGTGATGTCTCTGAAGCGTTTATGACAAGCCTAGCTAGGCAAGTAGGAATGGGTGCCCGAAAAGCCGTTTCAGACGGTACTTTTAAAGAAAACTTTTCAGAAGTATGGGACAGGACAACAGGTAAACTTAGCGCGTTAGACGTGCAGGGTAGAGAAGTAGAGCGTATTGTAGGCGAGCATTCCGGTGCGGTAGAAGAACTTAACGAGATATCACAAAAAATAGAAGCTGGTTCTGTAGAACTAAACAGATTGCAAGACAAAAAAAATAGCATACTGACTAGCAGTGATGGTAGAGCACGTATGTCTTCCGATCAACTAGCCAGACTAAATGCAGCAGAGAAAGCTGCAACTGATTACAACGAAAAGTTTATTAAATTAGTAACTGACGAGTATGGGCCTAGGATTACAGAACTAAACGCTGTATACGATAGCACCGCAGCAGACTACCAGACCGCGTTAGACGCTTACGGAGTGTCGTTTGATGAGTTAACTGAAACCCAACAAGAGCTAAACACAGCCCTAAAGCCACAGTTTAATGATATAAACAAAGCTACAGTTAACAATCTAAGCCCCGATTTTGATGCTGAGTTCTACGCAAAGCAAAACGATATAACAGAAGAACAGGCGCACAACCACTTTCTTACTACTGGGCTGTATAACAATTCACCTGCTAATCAGGAAGCGTTAACTACACAAACTAACATTAAAGCGGGTACTGCCCTAGCCAAAATAGCAACGGCTACAAGAGGTAAGTTAGACTTAACTAAACTATCTCCTGAACAAAACAAAACAGTATTAGCTAAACTAGAAAAATTAGCTGCTGATACTGGGGTTACAGTAGAAGAGTTAGACGCAGCGGCCGTTGCCCAAACTGCGCTTAGTGCGTTAAACAATCCTGACGGTAAAGGCGATGAGTATTTTTCAGCTACTACTGACAGTGACGGAAATGTTACGGATATTAAGTATGGGTATGATTCTAAAGGGTTTGGTTTAGCCAAAGGAACTACTAATAAAGATGTTTTAAGCGGTAAAGCTAAACAAACGTACAACGCAGAAACAGGTAAGTATGAATGGGCTAACCCCTCAACGGAGGCGTATGTTGCCGATGACGCACTTTATGCTTTTGATCCTACAACAGGACAGGCTTATGGGTACGACGAAGCGGGGGAAAGGTACGACTTAACTCCTATAGAAGTTAATAATGCGTCTCCTAATACAGGCCCAACACTACAAGATTTAAGTGATCCTGATAACATTTCGTATAGCCCCGAAGCGTTTACCGCTAATGTTAGCCCCTATATTACTATTGGGGATGATGGCATCCCTTCTTCTACTACTTTTGGGTTTACCCAAGGCGAACCTATTCCTAATTGGTTCTTAGCGTCTTTACAAGACGGGGCTACTTACCTAAAAGATAAAGGCGCTAGCGAATTTGCTCAAAACGCATACGCCAACGCTATTAGGGCTACTGGGGGTATTATAGAAGGGTTTAATGGCTTTGCGGTGTTGTTTGGTGTAGACCCCGCAGGAACTGCCGCAGGAGAATTTGCCGCTGACATGCAAGCGTTGGGAGAAAACGCTAACACGGAAGGGTATAAAGTAGCAGCGGAAAACATGCGAGAGTTTCAAAAAAACTTGCAGACCCAAGATGATCCTAATACACCTATAGTATACGACGATAATGGAGAGTACGTATCAGGAGACGAAAGTAAGAAAAGTCTTTTCCAAGGTATGCAGGGAGTATTTAAAACCGCTGCTAATCACCCCGCAGCATTCTTCGGGGAATACGTATCCGTAGAATTTATGCAAGAAGCCGCACCTTTATTAATAGGTGGCCTAGCATCAATAGGAGCAAAATTTGTAGCTAAGACTCTTAGTAAAGAGCTTACACAAGAGTTAGCAGAAAAATCAGCTATCGCTATAGGTAAAAAAGCAGGTCTTACCGCTGCCGCAGTTACTGATGTTTCTGAAAGTTGGTCAGCTACTGCGGGGGGCGCATACGAAGAAGCTCACGCTACCTTTACTAAAATGGCTAACAAAGAAGCAGATATACTAGAACTTAGTGGGGTGGCTAGAACTACTTTTTTAAGCACTAAACAAGAAGAAGCAAAGGAGTATGCTTTAGGAGTAGCTATAAATTCTGGTAACGTAGCGGCAATTGCTACTATAGCCGCTTTAGCAGTAGGTGGAATGTCAGCGGATAAGTTGTTTATCGGTGGAATACCTAAACCAGAGTTTACTAATTCAGGAATGTTTAATGAAATAGCTAGAAGGATAAGTGAAGGCGCTACAGTTGCGGTCAAAGAAGGAGCAACAGAATCATTTGAAGAAGGTATAGCTACTGGGTACACGCAAAGTCAATTAGCTTTAATTGATCCCGATGTAGACGTTATGGGTAACATTGGTACTGCCGCTGCTATGGGATTAATTATAGGTAGTAGCGTAGCAATTGGCGCTGTAGGCGTTGTCAATACTGGCGATATGGTGTCTAACATAGCGATAGCAAGTAACCCCGCAGCTTTAGAAATATTTGCCAACGGTGAAAATTACAGTCAGGTAGCCCTAAAGTCTGCATTAGGTAGCGCGGGACTAGACTCTACAGCAGTAACTGATGCTATGAACACCCTATACAATGACGTGTACACAAGTTCTGCTGAAGCTACTAAGGCAATGGAAGGTAGAGGGCTAGATTACACTCAAGATGATGTATTAGCTTTAATAGGTAACACTGGTGCAGGTAGCGATGTAGACGAGGAGTTAGCTACGTACTGGGCACTCACCTACGGCAGTAGTACTGATACTGATGGTGATGGCATACCTAACGCTGTAGACGACAACAATACCAGTCCTTCTACTAACCCTTCATCAGAACCTACACCGGAAGAAATTGCAAAAGCACGCGCAGAAGCACGCGCAGAAGCAAATAAGCAAGCCGCTGAGAATAGAGCAAAAAGAGAAGCAGCAGCTCAAGCAGAAGCAGATAGGTTAACAGCGGAAGCAGAAGCAGCAAGCACACAAGCAGAAGCAGATAGGTTAGCAGCGGAAGCAGCAGCAGCTCAAGCAGAAGCAGATAGGTTAGCTACCGAAGCATCAGCTCAAGCAGAAGCAGATAGGTTAGCGGCGGAAGCAGCAGCTAAAGCAGAAGCAGATAGGTTAGCGGCGGAAGCAGCAGCTAAAGCAGAAGCAGATAGATTGGCTCAAGCAGAAGCAGATAGATTGGCTCAAATAGAAGCAGATAGATTAGCTGCGGAAAAAGAAGCTGCAAGGTTGGCGGAAGAAGCTAGACTAGCCCAAGAAGAGGCTGATAGGTTAGTTGAAGAAGCTAGATTAGCAGATGTAGCTGACAGAGAGGCCGCGCAAGAAGCAGCTAGACTAGCCGCAGCAGAAGCTGCAAGGTTGGCGGAAGCTGCTGCTGTAGCTAGAGATGCCATAGCAACGGGTGACAGAGATGCTATAAAAGGTGACGTTGCAGGTGTAAAAGATGACGTTGCAGGTGTAAAAGATGACGTTGCGGGTGTAAAAACTAAGCTAGGAGATGTAGAGGCTAGCATACTAGCTGAGATGAAGAAGAACGAAGCTGCGGGCATGGGCAGAGATGAAGCCCTAGCTAAAGCTATAGACGATGTATCTGGTGAACTTGGCACTACTAAAGATTCGCTACTCGCAGAAATAGGTACTACTGAAGAAACTCTTAGAAACGAGTTTGAATCAGGTATTGCAGATGTAAAAACTGACATTGCGGATGTAAAAACTGAGTTAGGGGATGTAGAGGCTAGCATACTAGCAGAGGTAGAAAAGAACGAAGCTGCGGGCATGGACAGGGATGAAGCCCTATCTACAGCTATAGACGATGTATCTGGTGAACTTGGCAAGACTAAAGATGAACTACTCGCGGAAATAGGTACTACTGAAGAAACTCTTAGAAACGAGTTTGAATCAGGTATTGCAGATGTAAGTGATGAAGTACAAATAGTAGCTGATTTTGTAGGTAAGCCCGCCCAAGAAGTTACTGATGCAGATATAACCTTTGTAGCCAAGATAATAGCTGAACAAGAAGTGCTTGCCGACCCATCTTCTTTTGTTCCAACTGACCAGCAATTACAGTATGATGTTAATAATGATGGTGTAATTGACATTAACGACCAGAACATGTTAGAACAGTCGTTTGGGGGTCAGGAGGTTACGCTACAAGGAGACATGTTTAACCCTACGGGGTTGTACAAACAAAATGCTGATATAGCTGCTCAACAACAAGCCGATGCTTTAACGCAGTTTGAACTAGAACAAGAGTTAGAACAGCAGCAGCAGCTAGATATACAGACGCAAATAAACACAAATCAAAAATTTAATATGTTTGATCAAGAAGCTAGAAGAATAGCAGAAGTATCAGCAGCACAGCCTACGCAAGCAACTACTCAACAGATGGGGCTTGCTAATATAGGCCCAGCGTATAACTTTAACAGTGTGTTTAGAAACGAAGCACAAGACCAGTTTTACTCTACTCCTTTTGGGGGGTACAGCGCGGGCGCATTTGGAGTTAATAAAGCCAAGGGCGGTAAGATAGAAAATGATACAGACAGGTTAATAAGACTAATTGGAGAAGGTTAATGAGTTGGTATTCAGATTTAGTAGGTACACTTACACCAGACACGACCTTTGGAAACAAGGCTGAAAAATTTCTTAACAGCGATTTTTTAAGCGGGGCGGTTCAAACTGGTGTAGGTAGCGCAGTATCAGATTATTTCCAACCAGAAATCCCTAAAGTAGGGTATCAAGGTAAAATACCAGACTTACAAGCTGTTCGAGAAAGAGTGCCTATGCAGAGGCCCATGCAACCTATGCCACAAGGCGGTCAGGCCCGTAGGCCGGGGGAAGCAGGTAGACGCTATTTCTCAGACACGCAGTTTGCAGCTCGCCCTACTGATACTAAAACACCTACTGTAGCAGAAGCTAGAGCCGCTGCCCAAGCGCAAGCTATGCAACTAGCTCAACGCCAGAATCCCAACGCTCCTGTACCACCTCCTTCTGCAATGGCCCCCCCTGTACAAGCTATGGCTATGGGCGGTATTGCATCAGCACACAACGGCTACTATCTAGGTGGCAGAACAGATGGTATGGCGGACGAAGTTCCTGCAAGTATTGACGGCACACAAGAAGCACGCCTTAGTGATGGTGAGTTTGTTATCCCTGCTGATGTAGTTAGTCACCTAGGTAACGGTAACTCCGATGCGGGCGCTAACCAGTTGCACGGTATGATGGACAGTGTACGTAAAGAACGTACTGGAAACTCCGAGCAAGGTAAACAAATAGACCCTAACAAGTTTATGCCTACTATGGCTCAAGGCGGTATTGCGCAAGCCTATAACTATGGTGGCTCTGTCTATAAAAACTATAGCCCCAAAACTAATTTCCCAGACGGAGACGCCGTAGTAACCAACCCGTTGGCTACCTCTAACCCGTTGGCTACCTCTAACCCTGCTACTGATGTTACTGTAGCTAAGAATGACGCGACTAATCAAGCAGTAGGTACAGAGTCCTCTCTTTCTAGCTGGGCTGGTGACTACGTAACTGACATGTTAGGTCAAGGCAAGGCGCTAGGTAATCAAGCATACCAAGCATACGAAGGGCCACTTAGCGCAGGGGCAGACACATTACAGCAGCAAGCATTTACAAGCGGTGCGGGGTTACAAGCCCCTACTACTATGGGTGCCTATACGCCCCAGACTTTTGGCGCAGAGCAAGCTACAGAGGGTATGAACCCTTACCTAATGGCTTCTCTTAATCCTCAATTAGATGAAGCTCGTCGCCAGTCAGAAATAAGCCGCGTAGCTAACGCAGGGCGCATGACTCAAGCAGGTGCATTTGGTGGTTCTCGTCAGGCTCTTATGGACATGGAGAACCAACGTAACCTAGAGACTAACCTAGGAAATATAACTGGTAAGGG